GGTGTTGAGGAATACATGACACAAGTGAACCGCAACCTAGTTATTGAGGGTGGCAACTAATGTCAATTAACATCAACATCCTCAGCAATTTCAATAGCTCTGGTTTTGACAAGCTAACTAGGGAACTAAAAAGACTAGACACACCAATAGAAAAGCTTGGTGCAATAACTCGAAATCTCGCTCCTGCTGCAATTATTGGTCTTGGTGCTTTAGCGGTTGGTGCAACTAAATCAGTAACCGAGGCTAACGACCTAGCTATCGGACTTAGGGAAGTTGTTACTCTAACAGGTGACACAGGTGACGCAGCTAACGCAACCTTTGGTGAGTTTCAGACTCTTGTAGCCGATCTCTCAAAAGAATTTGGAATTGCCCAAGGCGTTCTAACTGGTGGTCTATACCAAGCTCTCTCTGCTGGTGTTCCAAAAGATAACGCCCTTGAGTTTATGCAGGTTGCTTCCACAGCCGCAATCGCTGGTGTGACAGATGTAGAAACCGCTGTTGATGGTTTGACTACAATCATCAACGCTTTTGGTCTTGATAGCGATTCAGCAGAAGCAGTAGCCGATTCTATGTTTGCAGCAGTCAAGGGTGGTAAAACTACCTTCGAGGAACTGTCTGCATCTCTTTTCAATGTTGGCCCTGCTGCTGCCGCCGCCAATGTATCCTTTGAAGAAGTCAACGCTGCTATTGCCACAATGACTGCTGCTGGTGTTCCAACAGCTCAGGCAACCACACAAATTCGAGCAGCAATGGTTGGACTACAAAAGCCAAGCGAGGAACTAGATGCTATTTTCCAAAATCTTGGTTATGACTCTGCTCAGTTAGCTATTGAAAATGAAGGTTTAGGTTTTGCCCTTGATGCTGTAAAAGATGCATCGGGTGGATCAAACGGAACTTTGCAGACACTCTTGGGTTCTGTTGAAGCAGTAGCAGCAGTCAACATTCTTGCAGGTACAGGTGCAGAAAAATTCAATGAGGAACTTGAGCGTCAGAACGATGCTGCCGGTTCTGTCAATGACGCCTTTGATGAGATTGACAAGTCAAGGGTTTTGGAGCGTCAGGCTGTGGCTTATCAGAACATGGGCATTGCTATTGGTAATGTGCTAATTCCTGTGATGGAAGTTCTTGTACCAATCTTTACTGGATTTGCAGAGTATGTCGCACAAAACTCTGGAGTGTTTGTTATCTTGGCTGGTATTCTTGGTGCTTTAGCTGTGGCAATACTACTTGTCAATTTTGCACTAAACGCCAACCCTATTGTCAAGGTCATTACTGTCGTTGGGCTTTTAGTTGGTGCTTTGATTCTGCTGGCTGATTATCTAGTCAATACCTTTGTTGGTAGCTGGGGAGAAATGTTTGATCTCATTGGTCAATGGTTTGAGGACTTTATTACAGGCATTGGAAAGGGCATTGAATCTATTGGTGCTTTTTTTGGTGCTGTTTTTGATGGCATAGTTGCAATAGCTAAATTCGCATTGAATGGGGTCATCGGAATAATTGAGGGCTACATCAACACAGTCATTGGTGGGGTCAACACACTACTTGATTTGATAAACACAGTTCTAAAAGCCGGCACAGTCATCGGCATAAATTATCAGATACCTAAGATTGGTAAGGTTGCTATTCCCCGACTAGCCGAGGGTGGTATCGTCATGCCCCGACCAGGTGGAGTGCTTGCCAACATCGGTGAGGGTGGTCAGGCTGAGGCCGTTATCCCTCTTGACCGACTAGGTGACTTTACTGGCAAGGGTGGCAACACTTACAATATAAATGTTTCAGGTGGTATGGCTACTGGATCGGACATAGGTAGAGCAGTAGTAAACGCCATCAAGGACTTTGAGCGTCAATCAGGTACAGCTTGGAGAGGTTAAGTGTCAATCAAAGTAGAGTTTGGATTCGCTGAGTCTGGCGTACCTGTCAACTTCAATGACATCAGCGCAGATGTTCTTAGCGTGTCTGTCACCAGAGGTAAAGACCCACAGCAGGATACCTTCAACGCTGCCTCTTGTTCTATCCAGCTAAACAACGAGCAAAGACAGTATGACCCCGATTACGGCCCTAGCCCTTACCAAGGCTTGATTGTTCCAACTGGTGAGGTAAGGGTTTACAAAGAGAACCAGATTATCTTTACTGGCTTTATTACTGACTGGAACTTTAGCTATTCCCCAACAGGTGAGTCCATAGCTGAGATTGTTGCCGCTGACGCTTTCTGGAATCTGAACAACCAAACCCTTGCTGCTTACACCCCAACCGAACAACTCAGTAGCGCACGAATCCTAAATGTGTTGCTAAAGCCTGAAGTTGGTGGCACAGCAGTTTGGCCTTCATCATCTCGGCTTATCTCCCCTGGTGTTGCAGAGATGGGTGACTACGAGGTCAGCGATGGAACTAACGCTCTTAGTTATTTACAAGAGGTTGAAAAGGCAGAACCAGGCAGACTCTTTATTGACAAGTCAGGTCGCATAGTATTCCGAAGCCGAAACAACGATGTCAACAACCCAACTTACGAATACACAAGGCTTAACCTTTGCTACAACCCTAGCTTTGAGAACAACACAACTGGATGGATTTCTACCGCTGGCACAATCACTAGATCAACAGCTCAGGCTTACATAGGCACAGCAAGTGGACAACTAGCCGCTGGTGCTACTGCCGAGCAATACTTTACAAGTGAGGTCGGTGTGGAATACAACCTATCTCTTTACGCCAAGGCAAGCTCTGGAACTGCTGTGGTTGAGGTGGCAAGCCTTACCTCACCCAGCGGAACTGCCTACTCACAATACTCAGCTTCAACGGCATCTGTGACTAGCTCTGAGTGGACAAGAATAAACACAGGCCTTAGTGCCAGCACCTTATTCTCTGGTATAAGCGTTAGGCAAACACCATCATCTAACGCAGTGTTTCTTGACGCTGTTTTGATTGAAGCGACTCCTGTTGTAGATGCTTACTTTGATGGTGCTAACGATCCTGTTTACAACTCAACAGACCCAGAAGCACCTGACTACCAACCACAGCGAGCCTTTGAGTCTTACGATACTGAGTGGGTGTTATAGCTAATGCCTAGTTATAGTAATGGTGCTGTCAGAGTTACTGACCCCTTCTTCGGTTTTAGACCCCCTTACAACATTGCTCAACTTATTACTATGCCCGACATTTCTGGCAGAGATGCACCTGGTAAGACTGGAGCTTCCGCCAAGCCAGGGTTAGTATCAGCTCTTTACTTGGAGCTAACGGCTTACAACAGCTCGAACGCCACAACCAAGTTTGTTATGTGGTCAGGTGGTGGAACAAATGGTGTTTTTACAAGCGCTTTTACATTGCCTAACTCTCAGACCCCCTACCAAGTCGGTGCAGCTCTTACAAGACCTATTTTTGCTGGAACAGATTATTGGATTGGTTTTACAAAAGAAACTTCTGCTCAGGTAACTTGGTCGGTTGATACAAGCTTTACCCCCTCAATCAAGCAAGACCGCACCGCACCAGACGCTAACTTTACTGACAACGGACTTGTATCTGGCGTTACTAATGGTTCCTTTGTATTTGAGATTGCCTATGACCTTTTACCTGTTGCGCCAGGAACCCCTACTGCCAGCTCTACTGGAACAAGCGCAACAATTACTTGGACAGCACCAGCAGACAATGGTGGCAAGGCTGTTACTAGTTACAGGATACAGCGTTCTACGGATAACATAAATTTCAGCACCATCGTTGCAAGCACCGGAAATACCCTACTGACTTACACCGACACAGGTCTGACACCAGGAACTAAGTACTACTACCGAACTGCTGCTATCAACGCTGTTGCTGTGGCTCATGGTACGGACTACTCTGGCCCTTACAGCGCATCGGTAGAGATTACTCCAGCCTTTCCTGCCTCTGCTGGCAACGCACCATCTTTGCTAACTGTCACAGTTACCAACCCAGAGCCAACCCCAGTAGAGTTCACAGACGCTGGTACAGGTATTCGGTTCACCAAGATAGATGTTTCCTACGGATCAGAGTTCCTTTACAATGAGGTCGAGGGAACCACACAAGCCCCAGGTGCCACCCTACAACTTGCCTCAGCCCCAGGCTCAAAACAAACCTACGGCGTAAGAAGCTACTCGATTACTAACCTGCTCAACTCGACTGACCAAGGTGCATTAGATGTGGCAGTTGACCTTCTGACTTATTACTACGAGCCGACTCTAAGGGTTGACTCGATTACTGTTGACCTCAGCAACCTAAGCATTGAGGAACGCCTTCAGGTGCTAGACCTTGAGATTGACGATTACATAAGCGTTAGCTTTACCCCTAACAAGGTTGGAGATCCAAAGATTACGGCTGGGCTTATCACAGGTATTTCGCACCGCATAACCATCACCAGCCATGAGATAGAATTTAGACTTAGGAACGAACGAAACATGTTTATTCTGGACAGCGATAACAAGGGTATCCTCAACCAGAACATACTAGGCCCATAGTTAGGAAGCCATGCCAAGAAAAGTATTTGAGTCTTTCACAAGACTAGATGCCGCAGATGTAAACCTCTATCTGTCTAACGAAACAACCCTCACAGCTTCTACTGTTACGGCTTACACAGCAGTAACAAGTGACCGCTACAAAGTCTTAGAGTTTGACTCTGCCTCAGCAACAACTGTGACCTTCTCAACTGCCACAGCCTTTGAGCCTGGAGAGCGTGTTGACATCCTTAGAGATGGTGCTGGAACTGTCACCATCAACAGAGCCTCAACTGCTGTCACCCTTGCTGGTCGAGGAACGGCTGGAACAGCTTACGCAATCGGTACTCGCTATGATGCTGTGACCGTATTGTGTGTGGCTACAAACTCGTATCGAGTTATCGGTAACGCAACGGTTGTCTAATGGGACTCATACCTTTAGGGATTTTGAGTTCGGCTGGTGGTGGCTTTGGCACTTACGAGCTAATTGAAACGCAGATACTAGGCTCAAACAGTGGTTCAATAACTTTTTCATCCCTTGATACTTACGCCTCTGTCTATAAGCATTTACAGATTCGCATGGTGACTAAACTGAGCCAAAGTAGCACAGCAACAGACCAGCTAATGCGTTTCAATGGCGTGACTTCAACAAGTTACTCAGGACATAGATTACTTGGTAATGGTTCAAGCGTCAGCTCAGATAGCCGAGCTTCTTCTTCATCAGCGTTTATCGGTTTTGTAGATGGTGACCAATTTACCGCTGCGGTCATAGATGTCCTTGATGTTTACGCAACTAAAAATAAAACTGTTCGTTGTTTACTTGGCGCACATGGATTTGCTAAAGAAATCATGCTTACATCGGGTTTATTTTATAGCACCGCAGCCATTACTTCTATTACTCTTTTTCCAGTAGTTTACAATTATCTGGCTGGTTCTCGATTCAGCCTCTACGGAATAAGGTAAAAATGCCAACGCCAACATACACACCTCTTGCCAACATTACGCTTGGGTCATCAGCAGCGACGGTCACTTTTAGCTCAATCTCTGGTGCTTATCGGGATTTGATTTTAGTAATTGAGTCACAAGGCACAACTACGGCAGACGCTCGACTTACAATAAACGGAAGCTCAAGTGCTATCTATAACTATGTAAGAATGTCTGGCACAGGTTCATCGGCAACATCTGGTAGTGGTTCAAACCAAACAATCGGGGTTATTTCATCACAGCCTTTTTCGACCACAAGCCAAGCTGCTCTTTTGACACTTCAGTTTATGGATTACTCGGCAACGGATAAACACAAGAATGTTTTGGTAAGAAGCAACGCTGCCGCTACTGGTGTTGAAGCCATTATCCAAAGATGGGCAAGCACATCAGCAATAACATCTATTCTTGTTTTTCCCTCAACTGGTAGCTGGGCAACTGGTGGAACATTTAGCCTGTATGGGATCGTGGCCTAAATGACAATGCAACTAATAGAAACCAAGACACTAGGAACTGCTGCTGCCTCAATAGAGTTTACTTCTATACCGCAGGATGGGACTGACTTACTTGTTTTACTTTCTGGTCGAGGTGTTGCCGCTGCTACTCTTGTTTCGGCAGGATTGTTCATAAATTCAGTTGCTGCGGATACTTCTTGGAGAAGGTTATCTGGTAATGGCTCGTCTGCAAGCTCAGGCTCAACTACTGGAGCTAATGACTTTCTTATTGGTGATATTCCTGGTGCTAACGCCACAAGTAACACTTTTTCTAACAATTCAATTTCTATACCAAACTACACAGGGAGTCAGCAAAAATCATTGTCATCAGACAGCGTTGCTGAAAACAACGCAACAACCTCTGACCTCAACTTAATCGCTGGATTGTGTACCAAAACAGCAGCAGTAACTTCTCTTACTGTAAGAATCTATGGTGGTTCGTCAAACCTAGCTGCTGGCACTACTGTTTCGTTGTATAAAATCACCAAAGGCTCTGGTGGAGCTACTGTTAGCTAACAAGATAGGATAGAACAATGTCAGAAATACTAACCAAAGTTATAGTGGACTGCTCGACAGGCGAATCCATCCAAGTACCTCTTACCGAGGATGAGTTGGCTCAGCGTGAAGTTGACCGACTAGCTTACGAGGCACAAGAGGCCGAACGCCTTGCCGAACAAGAAGCTAAAGAAAAGGCTGAGGCTAGTGCCATCGCCAAGCTAACCAAGCTCGGACTAACCTCTGCTGAAATAGCAGCACTCAAAAGCTAATGGCTGAGGAAACTACTTCGGTTCGGATTACTCAAGCCGACATCTACAACAAGCAACTAGAGCATGGACAGATTCTTATTCAGGTCTTGCAGAAACTAGATCACCTTGACGATGTGCCGGACAGAATCAGAGAAGTAGAACTCACCCTTGCCAGACTTGCTTGGATTGAGCGAGTGGCTTACACAGGACTAACGGCATCGCTTGTCGCTATTGTCGGATTACTAATTAGCACGATAGGAAAATAATGAGCTGGTATCCAAAGGTTGCAGGAATACAAGACAACGGATTCGGTGGCTCTCGTAATGGACAAGCCATCAACGGCGTGGTGATTCATCATGTTGCTGGAACAAACGGCCTCAATTATGTTGCCAACAAGAACTCAAGAAACTCTCACCCGACCTATCACATCTCAAACTCAGGTGCAGTAACAGGAATCGTAAACCCTGAGCGCAGACCTTACTCAACAGGTGGACAGCCTGACCCTAGTGCTGTGACTTTTGAGATTGACAACTCATCTGTCGGTGGAGATTGGCCTGTGTCATCTGCCGCTATTGAGGCTTTGATAGATGTCATTATCTTTCATGCCAGCATCTCCCCAAGAGCTAACAGAGGCTTTGCTAAGAACATCAAGACTCAGGTACAGAGCGAGTTCTTTATCGCTTGGCATCAGCAGTATTCGGCCACCGCTTGCCCAGGGCCGTTCATACTTTCACAGCTTGACTACATCGTTGCCGAGTGCAACAAGAGAGCATCTCAGGCAGTCGCACCTATCGCACCGGTTATTCCAACCCCACCACCAGCCAGCAAAAAGCCAAGACTTATTAGATTCTTGAAGCGCGGATCAACAGGCTCGAATGTCAAGTACCTTCAGAGCGTTCTAGGTATAAAGGCTGACGGCATCTTTGGCCCAATCACCGATGCCAGGGTCAGGCAGTTCCAGCGTGAGCAGGGCATCAGGGTAGATGGCGTTGTTGGCTGGGTTACTTGGGGCAGACTTCCATAGGTATTGCCCTATAAAGCCCTGTA